CGGCATCTCAAATTCGAACAGGCCCATGATGATCGTCCCGTCAGTCTCGATGTCGGCCATCGTCTGCTCGGCCACCATCCGCAGCACCGTCTTGGCGACCGCCACCGAGCGAGGGTCATCGCCCCAAGTCCATCGCTTCAGGTTCGCCGCGATCTGCTCGTCCGTGACGTTGAAGCTCACGCCCCATTCATTCCGCATGGTCGCTTAACCTCACACGCAGCCACCCATGTCCGAAACACAACCGACCGCCAGGCGGCGCATAGAGTTGCCGTTCACGCCGCGGCCTTGGCAACTGGTTCTGATGGAAGACCCGGCGCCGCGCATCGTGGCGGTGGTCCATCGCCGGGCCGGGAAAAGTACGGCACTCATGTGGATGGGACTGAAGCGGGCGCTGCTCGAGCGAAAGCCCAACCCTCGCGTGGTGCATATCCTGCCATATGGTGTGATGTGGCACCGCACCGGGCTTTGGGATCAGTTGGCGGCGGCGGCTGACGCCATCCCTGGCGCCGTGGTCCGGCGCTCCGAGCTGTCGGTCAGGTTGCCAAACGGCGGCGTGTTCCAGGCCGGCGGTGCGGATAACGTCGATTCTTGGCGCGGCGGCGGCGCGGATCTCGTGGTGGTCGATGAATACGATGATACTCCACCGAGTCTCGTTCCCCTCGTCATTGAACCGATGCTCGCCGACCGCACCGGGACGCTGGTGCGCTCGGGGACGCCGAAAGGGCGCGGCGTGCTGCAGGCGGCCTACGACCGGGCAAAGACGACACCAGGATACAGCAGCTACCTGCTGGATTATCGCAAGACCGGCGTGCTGTCCGATGAGGCGATAGACCGCCTCAGAACGGAAATGAGCGCTGAGGAGTTCGCCCAGGAACTCGAAGTCTCCTTCGAGTCACCGAACAGCGGCAGCTACTACGGCAAGCTGATGCAGGCGGCAGAGGCGGAAGGGCGCATCACCTCCGTGCCATACGATCCGGAGTTGCCGGTGTGGACCGCTTGGGATCTGGGTGTGGCCGACAGCACAGCCATCTGGTTCGCGCAGGTGACGTGGACCGGCCAGTGGCGGATGATCGACTACATCGAGGACAGCGGCGCCGGGCTGACGCACTACACCGACATGATCCGCGAGCGGCCCTACCGGAACTACGCGATGCACCTGCTGCCGCACGACGCGGCCGTCAAGGAGTTGGGCAGCGGCATGTCACGGACGGAGGTGCTGACGAGCCTTGGGTTGCAGCCGTGGCGCATCGTGCGACAGCACTCGGTGGCCGATGGGATAAACGCCGTGCGGATGGTGCTGCCAAAGGCGTGGTTCGATGCGGAGAAGTGCGCGCGCGGCATCAACGCACTGCGGCATTACCGGCGCGAGTGGAACGAGGCGGGCCAGACGTGGCGGTCGTCGCCCGTGCATGACCACGCGAGCCACGGTGCGGACAGTTGCAGGTATCTGTGCCTCGGGGTGCGTGAGATGCAGCCGCCGCGGGTGGTGCAGGATACCGCTGATAGCTGGGAAAAGGCGTGGCGCAGCCAGGCGCAGCGTGAGCGCGCCGCCGCCTGGCGCGTGGCATGATGGATTCCGATGGCAGACGAGCTGACATCGCGGCGTGGCGGCATGCACTGGCCCCGTCCGGTGCCCATGCTGTGGTGGCGCGGCGATTACGCCGACATTCCCGAGCGCATCAGGCGCACCGGCCGGCTTGAGACCGGTGACCTGTGGGAGCCTGACTCGGGCGATAGCTGGGGCGCCTTCGTCGGGCGGCATGGCACGAACGAGTTCGAGCGCTTCGAGAGGCAGCACAGGACACCGGAGCAGATCGCGCGACGGCAGGCCGCGCGGGATCGCAGGCACGCCATCATGCAGCGCGAGCAGGCCGAGTTCGAGGCCGCGCGGCGCGCCAGGCAGCAGGAACGGCAGCGGCAATCAGACGCGGCGTGGTGGGACGAGCAACTGCGCCGCTACAACGAAACGCCGGAGACGGTGAAGCAGACAGCGGGCGAGGCGTACGACCGATGGGTGGCGCGGAGCCTGATCTACAAAGGAGCGCAGATGGCGTTGGTTGTGATGTCTAAGCCCTGCACGCTCGATGACGGCTCGCACATCGTCCAGATCGAGGCTGACAGGCCGGTGTGGCTGCCGGCGATGCTGGTGAGGGACATGCTGCCCCACGCCACGATCCTGGCGCACGCCAGCCCAGCATGAGCGGCTCGCGCAACGCCCTGCTCGGTGACTGGTTTCAGCCGCCGGACGACCCGCAGGCCAACGTGCTGCTGCGTCAGACGCCTCTGGCGCCACGGCCGTCCTACGCCGACGCCGCAGACCAGGCGTGGGCGGCGATCCAGGCTAAGCTGGAGGCCGAGCAGAAGAAGTCGGCGGACATGGGTCTGTGGACCGGCGGGCAAGCCTGGGAAGGCGGGCACCCGACAGTGAAGGGCGTGGCCGACGCCGCACAGCAGGTGGCGAGTAACTTCGAGGGCGGCATCAAGGCGTTTCACGGCAGCCCACACAGCTTCGGCCGGTTCGACGCCTCCAAGATCGGCACAGGCGAGGGCGCGCAGGCATACGGGCACGGGCTCTACTTCGCCGAAAACGAGGGCGTGGCGCGTAGCTACCGGGACCAGCTTCGCGGTGATCCGGCAATCGACGGCAAGCCGGTGGATTGGGGCAATCCTGCCGAGCACGCTGCCGCAGTGGTCGCGGGCTATAACGGCTCGCGCGCTGCTGCCGTCCGTGATCTCGCAGGCCAAGTGGCGTCGCTGCGCAATCAGAAGGGCTGGAACGAGGCGTCGGACCCGACTGCGGCGGCGCTGCGGTATCTACAGGCAGGCCACGAGTTGCCGCCAGTCACTCAGCCTCCCGGCCACATGTATGAGGTGAACATCAACGCCGATCCGGAGCGCATGCTGCACTGGGACAAGCCGCTGAGCGAGCAGCACCCGGATGTGCAAAAGGCGTTGGGTTATACACCCCGTCCCTCGCATGAGGAGCAGACGGCTTTGCTCGCCAGATTGCGCGAGCAGGGCGTGCCGCCGGAGCAAATGCATCTCCATCCAGATTACAAGGCGATGGAGGCACGTCTTGATGCCGCTCATACCGTGAACGGTGCCCAAATCTCACCTGATGCGCCGGGCGGTGAGGTGTATCGTTATTTCGGCGAGGGAGACCCAGCAAAGGCCGCTGCAGCACTCCGCGAAGCCGGCATCCCCGGCATCCGCTATCTCGACCAAAATAGCCGAACCCCCAGACCACCTATCAATCTGGTGGGGGGTAAACCCTATGATCCAAGTGACCCATCGCACGGCGCCGCTATGGCGGCGACATGGACGAATGGCGATAGGAATGCAGCGGCGGCTCAGCTCGACAAACTGGCACTAAGTTCAGAGTCAGCACCCCAAATGCGCGCCGCTGCGGATTACTTGCGAGGTGATCGCCCGGTCTTGCCGCTCACTCAAGGTGAACCACCAGGCACCCACAACATCGTCATGTTCGACGCCAACACCATCGACATCCTGCGCAAGTATGGCATCGCCGGATTAGGCATCGGCCTCGGCGCAGCAGCCACACAAGGCGGCGAATAGACTGCCGGGCCGGGGGCCTCTCCCGAGGCTGTAACCAAGCGTGTGGTCACCGAGCGCTCCGGTTTGCCGGTTCGGTGACAGTAACCCACAGCGATTGATCCGATGAGCGGCATAATCAACCCATTGTTCGGCATGGCGATGCAGGGCGGCGCCGGCTCGCTGTTCGACCGTCCGGCCCCGACCGCACCTGGTCTCGTGGTGCCGGGCAACATCAACACCCATCGCCGGCCCGTGGTGCACAACGCCGATGGCAGCATCAGCACAGTGCGCTCAATGAACTTCGAGGACGAGCACGGGCGCCAGGTGCTGGTGCCGACCGTCATCGAAGGCCGCGGCGTCGTGTCGCCTGATGAGGCGATCAAATACTACTACGCAACAGGTCAGCATCTCGGCATCTTCGATACGCCGGAGAGCGCGGAGGCCTATGCGCAGTCGCTGCATGAGAGCCAGGCGACGGAATACCGATGAGTGTAACACTCGCAGCACCGCAGGAGCGCTACGGGGCCAACCGCCTCGCAGGCGACATCGGGCCGGGCAGCAATGACCCGGCAGCACTCGTTGATGTGTATCCCGGCGACATCGACGAACTGCACACGCGCCTCGTGCAGTGGTTCGAGGATGCCGAGCACAATTCACGCGAGGAGCGCGAGGACGCCAACAAGGCGCGGAGCTATTACGACGGATACCAGTGGACCAAGGCCGAGCAGGACGCCCTCGCCAAGCGTGGCCAGCCGGAAATCACCATCAACAAGATCCACAGCAAGGTGTCGCTGCTGTGCGGCCTCGAACGCAAGGCACGCACCGACCCCAAGGCATTCCCGCGCACACCGCAGGAGGAAGACCGCGCCGACGCCGCCACCCAGGCGCTGAGGTTCATCGCCGACAACAACGACTATTCTATCAGCCGCTCTGTGGTGTTCGAGGAGATGCTGGTCGAGGGCTATTCGGGTGTCGAACTGCGGCTGGAGGACGACGGCCGCGGCGGTGCTGACATCCGCATCGAGCATGTGCCGTGGGACCGGCTGTTCTACGATCCGCACAGCAGGCGCCCGGACTTCTCCGATGCGCGTTATGTCGGCGTCGTGGTCTGGATGGACCGCGAGCAGGTCACCGAGATGTATCCCCATGCGGACGACGTGATCGAGGCGTCGTTCGGCACCGGCAGTGGTGTTTCCTTCGGCAGCTACAACGACCGGCCGGAGAACGCGGTGTGGTCGGACAACCGGCGCACCCGCGTGCGCGTCGTGCAGTGCCACTGGGTGAGCAACGGGACGTGGTGGCAGGCGACATACAGCAAGAGCGGCATGCTGACCGATCCGGTGGCCTCGCCGTTCAAGGACCGCCGCGGCAAGTCAGCATGCTCGTTGCTGCTTCAGTCGGCCTACATCGACCGCGAGAACCGCCGCTATGGCATGGTCAAGAACCTGTTGTCGCTGCAGGACGAGATCAACAAGCGGCGCAGCAAGGCGCTGCACCTGCTCAGCGTGCATCAGACGATTGCCGAGAAGGGCGCGGTCAAAGACGTGGACGAGGCGCGGCAGGAGCTGGCGCGGCCTGACGGTTATCTCGAGGTCAACGCCGGCATGCGGTTCGAGGTGCTGCCGGGTGGCGAACTGGCAGCCGGACAGTTCCAGTTGCTGCAGCACGCCACCGCCGAGATGCAGTTGTCCGGGCCGAATGCGGCGATGAGCGGCACGGAAAGCCGTGAGTTGTCCGGGCGCGCGATCCTGGCACAGCAGGCGGGCGGAGCCACGCAGAACGAGCCGCTCGCCGACAGCCTGCGCTGGTGGTCGAGGCGCGTCTACGAGATGGCGTGGATGGCGGCGCGCGAATACTGGACCGGCGAGCGCTGGCTGCGCGTGACCGACGATCTGGGCGAACTGCGCTGGGTTGGGTTGAACCACCCGGTGACGCTCGGCGAGCAGATGACGAAGCAGATCGCCCAGATGCCGGAGCAGCAGCGGCAGGCGGCGATGCAGCAACTGCAGCAGGCAGCGGCCAACCCGCAGATGCAGATGCAGCTCCAGCAGGTCGTGGATATCGAAAACGACATCACGGATCTCGATGTCGATATCACGGTGGCCGAAGGTATCGACGTGCCAGCGATGGCGGCGGAGAACTTCCAGACGCTGGTGCAGTTGGCGGGCCTGCAGCCGGGCTTGATCCCGCCGGAGGTGCTGATCGCCGCGAGCAGCCTGCGCGATAAAGATCAGTTACTTGCGATGATGAAGCAGCACGCCGAGGCGCAGGCGCAGAAACAGCAGCGCATGCAGCCGCTGATCGAGCGGAACGCGGTGGCCGAGGTGAGCCAGAAAGAGGCGAAGGCGCAGGCGGACTTCGCGTTGGCCAAGGAGCGCGGCGTCAACACGGTGAAGGGCCTGCATTCGATGCATTCCGACTTCAGTGCGCCACCGGCCGGCGAGCCTTGGGTTGCGCCGGATGCGCCATCGGCACCGGGCACGGCGGGCGGTGTGCCGCCGCTGACGCCGATGGATCTCGCGCACCAGTTTGCCGACCTGCACACCAAGCGCGCCGACCTCGAGGCCAAGCAGGCCAAGGCGGCGAGTGACCGGGCCTCCGTCGTGCAGAAGCTGGCGCAGGCGCAGGCCACGCTCAACCCGCCGCCACCGCGTCCACAGCAATAACAGGGAGACTGGCTAGCCGTGGCTAATCCAAAGCTTGAGGCGTTCCTGGCTGCGAACGAGCCCGACCCGCCACCCGCGCCTACAGAGGCGCCAGAGCCGCCTGCTACGCCACCGGCATCTGAACCGGCACCCGAGCCTAAGCCGGCTCCAGCGCCCTCTGAGGCGCCGGACGCACCGGATGACGACGCTGACGTGTCTGGCGGGCCATCGGTGCCGCGCCAGGCGCTGCTCGACGAGCGCAGCAAGCGACAGGACTGGAAGGACCGGGCGGCCCGCGCCGAGACGTTGGCCGAGCAGCGGCGCCAGCAGCTTGAGCAGTTGCAGAAGGAGCGGGAGGCAGCGGCACGGCCGCAGCAGGCGGAGCCACAGTTCCAGTTCGCCGATCCGCAGCGGGAACCGGCGCTGTATGCGGCGCAGCAGGCGCAGAATGCGGTTTACAACGTCAGCGAGATGATGGCGCGGCGGCAGCACGGCGACGAGGTGGTGGACAAGGCGGTCGAGGAGTTCATCGGGTTGGCGCGAAACGATCCGATGCTGTGGCACAAGATGCAGCAGCAGCGCGACCCGTTCGAATTTGTGCGGCGCGAGGTGGAGCGCCAGAAGCTTCTGCGCGAGATCGAAGACCCCGAGCAATACAAGGCCAAGCTCCGTGCCGAGTGGGAGGCCGAGCGGGCCACCCAGATGCCGCCGGCTGTCGCCACACCGAGCAACATGCCACCGCCGAACATGCCGCCGTCATTGGCCGGCGTGCGCAGCGTGGCCGGACGCGCCGCACAGGCATGGACCGGCCCGCCATCCGACCAGCAGATCGCTGCCGACATCCGTGCTCACCGCATGGCAATGCGTCAGCGATAGTTCCGTCTGCAACCACCGCACATTCCGAGCCGGCCGCCGCGGCTAATCGGGCGTCTCCCATAGGAATGTGACCCCAGCCGCCGTGGGTAATCGGGCGCTTCGGCCGCGATGAGGCCGGCTCATCCATCGCTCCTGCCGCCGAGGTTTTTCGGGCGCTCCCGTTAACCGACAGCACTAGGAGTGCGTGTCATCGCTGACATGAACATCACCCCGGCAAGACCGGGATTAACGCCTGTACAATGGCAATCCGACTTCTTCCAGGAATATCTCCGGGATAACCAGTTCGCGCCGTACATGGGTTCGGAGATGGACGACATGATCCAGCTCCAGACCGACTTGACGCGCAAATCTGGTGATAGCGTCGTCTTCGCTGCCATCCGCAACCTCGTCGGAGCCGGCGTTACTGGAAATACCGTCCTCGAGGGCAATGAGGAACTGCTCAACGCCCGTTCGCTGAAGGTCGCGGTCGGCGTCATCCGCCACGCCGTCGCTGTCTCGGACTGGGACAAACAGAAGAGCGTCATTGACCTGCTCAACGCCGCCAGACCCGCGTTGAAAAATTGGATCATGAACAAGCTGAGGGCCGACATCATCCTCAGCCTGGGAGCGATCACCGCGGATGGCGACGTGCAGATCAGCTACGGCGCGGCCTCTGCCGCACAGCGCAACACCTGGCTGGTCAACAACTCAGACCGTGTGCTGTTCGGCGCAACCAAGTCGAACAATACCGGCGTCTATGCCACGTCGCTGACCAACATCGATAACACCGCAGACAAGATGACGGCGGCGCAGCTCACGCTGGCCAAGCGCATCGCCCGCACCGCGTCACCGAAGATCCGGCCGATCAAGGTCAACGGCGACGAGGAGTGGTTCGTGGTGTTCGTACCCAGCATGGTGTTCCGCGACCTGATGCTGGATCCCACCATCATCAACTCGCTGCAGTATGCGTGGGACAGAGGGCGCACCAACCCGCTCTTTACCGCGGGCGACATCCTGTATGACGGCCTGATCATACGGGAAATCCCGGAGCTGCCGACCATTCCGGACGTTGGGGCCGGTGGCACCGTCGATGCCGGCGCTTCCTACCTCTGCGGTGCGCAGGCCATCGGCATCGCCTGGGCACAACGCACCACCGCCGTCACCAACACCCGCGATTACGAGTTCATGCACGGTGCTGGAATTATGGAAATCAGGGGGGTGGCCAAGATGCGGTTCGGTGTGGACCCGACCGTGGACCAGACCAAACCCGTAGACCACGGGGTCGTTACGATCTGGTCGGCCGCAGAGCCTGACGCATAGGAGACGACAATGGCACAGCAACCACACGAGCCGAACGGCGACCGGCAGCGCCGCGAGGAAGCGGCACGCACGCCGGAGCAGGACCACACCCCGCGCCGCGAGGAACAGGCCGCACGGGAACGGCGGGAGGCGCAGAAGACGCGGGCCGCACCCGTGGACAAAGCCGCAGCGGACAAGGCAGCAGCCGAAACAAGGGAGGCACAGGCGGCGGCGTCCATCGGCGCGCAGATCATCCTCGACTACAACGAGGATGGCTCCAAGGGCGCACGCGGCGGCGCTGGCGGCACGGTCGAGGAGAACACCATGGCCAGGGACGCGCACCTGGTCGCTCTGGGCCTCGACCCGCTCGCACCCAGTGGCCCGCCACCGACGCCTGAGGCACTGGCGGCACGTCGCAAACGCGAGGAGGCCGACGCCAGGGCTGCGGCGGATCCGCAGTTCATGGTGCCGCCGAACGGCAAGGCAACGCGCATGTCGAGCCTGGCAGCCGGTCTCGATGCCGGCGATATCCCGCCGCCGACCGAACCACCGCCAACCGTCCGCGGCGGCGCGGCGTAGCAGCAGGGGGGGCGCTCGATGACAGTCACAGTCTCGACGATCGCCGAGCGCGCCCTTCGCCGGCTAGGCGTCTCCGTCGTGCCGCTGGACGACAGCCCGGTGATGACCGAGATGGTTCCGGTTGCAACCATCGCCACCGCCGCGCTGCAGGAACTCGGCGTGATCGCCGCGGACGAAACACCATCAGCGTCAGATCAGGCGCTGGCGCTCGACAAGGTGGCGTCGGTGCATGCCGCGCTCGATGCACAGGGGCTGGTGTGGTGGCCAGCCACCGTCGTGCCGCGCGCCTTCGTCGAGGAATACACCAAACTCGCGGCCGGACAGGCGGCGTCCAGCTTCGGCAAGCAGGCCGACCCGCAGGTGATGGCGCTGCTCGAGGCGCGGGTGCGGCGTGGTGCCATGACCATCTCCGGCCACGACGTGGCGGTCGAGGCGGTGATGGCGGTGCATTCGAGCCTGGCGGCGCGCGGCCTGGCGCGCTGGTCGAGCCAGGACATCCCGGATGCCGCGGCGGAACCGTATGAGCTGCTCGCGGCCTACGATCTGGCGCCGAAGTTCGAGCGGCCGCGCGATCCCGCCGACCCGGTGACGGCAACGCGCCTGCTGGCGCAGATCATCGCATTGCCGACCTCGGGGATGGTCGTCCGGGCGGAGTATTTCTGATGGCCTATCGGTCATACTGTGATCCGGCGCCGGACCCGACCGGGTATAAGCTGCGCTATTCCGACTATCCCGGCACCGATACCGGCCCGCCCGATCCGCTGCGGTGGATCGGCCCACCGGGGCCGCCAGGACCACCCGGAGTTCCCGGACCCGCCGGACCTGCCAGCACGGTGCCAGGCCCGGCAGGACCACCAGGCGCGGACGGCGAGGACGGCGCGGACAGCACGATTCCCGGCCCTCCGGGGCCGCCTGGCGCCGACAGCACCGTGCCGGGGCCACAAGGCCCCGCCGGCGTCCCAGGCCCTCCAGGCCCCGCCGGCGCGGACGGTGCAAGCATCACGATCAGCGACACCGCACCGACGCCAACCGCTGGCGCGCTGTGGTTCGATAGCGCCGGCACGCAGCTCTATATCGGCTACAACGACGGCTCCAGCACGCAGTGGGTGATTGCCACCAACAACGGCGGTGCGGCGGTGCGCAACAAGGCGCGGCTGCAGGCGCAGTGGCAGAATGCGGCGGTGGTGTCGGACGATACGGTCTGGCTGGCCTACGACGCGCCCTACGCGGGGACGGTGGACGCGCTGACGTATTTCACCGGCAACGGTTCGTTCACCGCGAATATACAGATCAACGGTGTCAGCGTGACCGGATTGAGCGCCGTTGCTGTTAGCAGTGCGACGCCGGCCACTGCCACGGCCACGGCGGCGCGGACATTCACGGCAGGCCAGCGGATCACCGCAGTGATCACCGGCTCGACCGGATCACCGACCGACACGCTGCTCAGCCTCGCCGTGACGTGGAGTTGATCCGGTGGCGTATTGTTTCGGTGACGGGTTCGACCTCTACGCCACGATGGCCGATCCGATTGCCGGCTACTGGGACAGCGGCTTCGGCGTCGCTGCGGCCAACACGCTTGTCGCGGGTCGCTTCGCTGGCAGTCAGGCAGTGTCGCTGCAAAGCGGGATCGCCAGCCTCGTGAAAAACAGCGGCGCCAACGACGCGATACATCACATCGTCTGCGCGGTTCGTCAGACTGCTGCACTCAGTGGCACGACGCTCGGCATGTATTTCCAACTATCAGATGCGGCGACCAACCAATGCTGCATCGTGTTCCGGTCGGACGGTGTGGTCCTGCTCACGTCGGCAACACCGGCAGGCACGGTGCTGGCAACCTATAGCGGCGCGGTGACAGCGGCGAACACATGGACAGCGTTCGAGTTCGAGGTAATCATCTCGAACACCGTGGGCCGGTTCCGCGCGCGCAAGAACGGCAACACCAGCGATGATTTCGATAGTGGCGCGACGCTGAACACGCGTCCGGGCGCGAATGCCTACGCCAACAAGCTCACCGTGGGCAT